GTGGTAGACGATACGTTAGATAAAAAAATCTTGAGTGTAATTGCTAAAAACAAAAATGTACTTCCGGAAGATATTGCAAAAGCCGTTGAGGAAGATTTAGCCGTTGTACAAGAAAGAATTAATAAATTAGTTGAGTTAGAAGTTTTAAAGTTTGACCCAAAAACTAACACTTCTCAATTATTAAAACCTTTAGCGGAGATAATTGATAAACCTATCAAAAGAACTTTTTTAATCCGTTATGCTTACGAATGGAAACCTGAAGTTCAATATGACGAAAGAAATACTAAATCGCACCCTTCCAGAGCATTTTGCCAAAAAGTAATGGGATTAGATAAGTTTTGGTCAAGAGCAGAAATAGAGCAACTTTCTCGTAGATTAGGTTATTCTGTATTCGATAGAGCCGGTGGTTGGTGGACAATGCCTAATGGTATTCATTCTCCTTCTTGTAGACATCAATGGGTTAGTAAAGTAGTTGTTAAAAAATAAGAAATGAGCAGGAACATACTTTTTATTTCAGTAGATACTATTAAAGACAGAACAGGACTTCACAATAACGTGGATGAGAAATTAGTTAATCCCGAAATCTTAACCGCTCAAGATATGTATATCCTTCCGGCTCTCGGAACGGCTTTATACGAAAGGTTGCAAGATGGGGTTGCTAATAACAATCTAACACAAATTGAAACAAGTCTTTTAGATACTTACATAACACCTACGTTGGTTTATTATGTAATGAGCGAACTACCAATGGGATTGAGTTACCAATTCTATAATAAAGGGATGGTTCGTAAGAGTGGAGAAGGGCAAGAGAATCCATCTGCTGCGGAGATTATTGATGTAGCGGATAGGTATAGGGCAAGAGCCGAGTTTTACAAACAAAGAATGGTTAAGTATTTAATTGATAGAAGTGGCTTTAATACTTTCCCAGAATACAATAACCCAGGTTCTACCTACGATACAATGGTTCCCGAAAGACAAGCCTATACTACTTCTATTTGGTTGGATGATTCGGATTGTTGTAGAGGCAAAAGTTTTGAAGAAAAATATCAAGGTAACATAAATCGTTGTTGTGGCGAATAAAACCTATTCTTTAAAAAATCAAAAAAAGCTACGGCTTTACTTACAAAAACAAGAAAATGGCACTGACATTAAACCAAGTGGTAACGCAGATAACAAATCTAGGGAACGCACACAAGCAGATAAAAAGCGTTTACTTCGGTGACTTGTCGGATTACCTATCAAGGGGAACGGAGAATATTTATCCTTCGTTGTTTTTTGATTTAACCGGTGGTAATGTAGGCGAAAGGAATGTTACTTTAAATTTTTCTTTATATTTCTTTGATAGGATGCTACCAGAGGACACTAACGAGACCGAGGTTTTGAGTGACCAATTAGAAATCTGTCAAGATATTATCGCACAATTAAGGTACAATAACTTTGATTTTGATGAAGGTTTAAGTGCTTCTTTGACTTTCTTTACCGAGGATACTCCGGATTTACTTGCGGGAGTTAGAGCGGATATTTCTATTGAATTGCCTTATACGGCTAATAGATGTCAAGTTCCCACCACCTATGCATATCCGAGTTAATATTTCTATATAGATAAAAGAATACAATGGCTAACAAAAAGATAAACGAACTCGTAACCCGAACCCCAAGTTTAAGCGACTTAATTTTAGTTGGAGACCCTTCTTCGGGATATTCCTATAAAGCGACTGTAACGGCATTAGCGACAATCATTGAAACCGATATCGCTGATGGCTTTGTTACTTTATCTACTACGCAAACAATTAGCGGTGCAAAGACCTTTAGCAATAATTTGACTTTAACGAGTGTAGCGAATACTCCTACTGACCCCGATAAGTTCTTGACTTTAAACGCTTCTAATGTTGTTACTTACAGAACAGGGGCAGAGGTTTTATCAGATATTGGCGGTCAAGGTACTTTAACTTTAACAACAACAGGAGTTTCTGGAGCGGCTACTCTCGTAGGAAATACATTAAATATTCCTCAATATCAAGCGGTTTTAAGTGGTACAGGTATTGTAAAAAGTACAGGCGGAACGATATCTTACTTAACGGATAATTCTACAAATTGGAATAGTGCTTACGACAATATGATTGTGAGTGCTGCGGTAACAGGAACAACAACAAAGACACTTACTTTAACGCAACAAGATTCTGGTACTATAACTGCTTCTTGGACAGATGATAATTCGGGAACAGTTACTTCGGTGGGGTTGAGTGCAGGAACAAGTGGAACTGATGTGAATGTTTCGGGAAGTCCTATTACTTCAAGTGGAACGATTACATTAAATATTCCTACTGCAAGTGCTACGAATAGAGGTGCTTTATCTTCTACCGATTGGAGTACTTTTAATAACAAGCAATCAGCGATTACTTTAACCACTACCGGAACAAGTGGTGCAGCGACTTTAGTAGGAAATACTTTAAACATTCCTCAATATACCGACCAATATGTAGGTACTGTTACTTCGGTGGCTATGACTGTACCTACCGGATTGACTGTATCTGGAACTCCTATTACTTCAAGCGGTACGTTAGCGGTTAGTTTACAAAGCGGATATTCTATTCCTACTACGGCAAGTCAAGCTAATTGGGATTCGGCTTATAATGATAAAATTAATAGTGCAGCCGTAACCGGAACTACTACTAAAACTTTGACTTTAACGCAACAAGATGGCGGAACTGTAACTGCTTCTTGGACTGACGATAATACCGATGCCGTAACTTCCGTATTCGGAAGAACCGGAGCGGTTGTAGCAACGGAAGGAGATTATTCTTTGACTCAATTAAGTGATGTAACAATTACTTCTCCTTCTAACGGACAAGTTTTAAAATATAACGGAACAACGTGGGTAAATGATACCGATGCGAATACCGGTACAGTAACTTCGGTTGGTCTTTCTGCTCCTACTGGATTTTCGGTAACTAACTCTCCAGTAACTTCTTCGGGTACTTTAACCTTATCTTTTGCGAGTGGTTATTCTTTACCGACAACCGCTTCTCAAACAAACTGGGATACGGCGTATACGAATAGAATTACGAGCTTAACCACTACCGGTTCAAGTGGTGCAGCTACTTTAGTTTCTAATACATTAAACATTCCTAACTATACATTGGCTGGATTAGGTGGTGTTTCCGGAAGTGGCACTACCAACTATATCCCCAAGTTTACTTCTTCATCTGCAATAGGGAATAGTCAAATCTTTGATAATGGTAGTAATGTAGGAATAAATATTGCAAGTCCTGCTGCTATGTTAGATGTAAATGGTGCAGGTCTTATTCGTGGATTTTTAACTACTACTGATGCTATAAAACTTGGAGCGAATACTTCTGCTCCTACATCAACAGATGCTTTTATTTATAGACCTGCTGATAATACACTTGCATTTGGTACTGCTTCTTCAGAGCGACTCCGCATATCCTCTACGGGTAATGTATCAATAGGAAATACTAATAATACCTATAAGTTAGATGTAACGGGAGATGCAAGAATTAATAATCTATTGTGGTTTACTCCAAGTAGTGGGTTAATGGCATTGGGAGCAAATGGTACAAACTTTGAAATCTATAATGGTGCTGGTGCAGAAACAAGATTAACATTAACTAACTCTGGTAATCTTGGAATTGGTACTTCTGCTCCCGATAGAAAATTAGTAATTCAAGGAGCATTTAATTCTAATGAGCAATTATTATATTTAAAGCAAGGAGATAATAATGGATTCTCTTTTAATCTTGATGCAGCGGTTACAGGAAACCTAATGATTAAGGGTGTAAATAGTGGAACTGAAACTTCAAGTTTATTAACAATTAGAAGAGACAATGGCAATACAGGCATAGGTACTTCTTCCCCAGCAGAAAAATTAGATGTATATGATAATAGTGCATCAAATGTTTCAATAAAAGTTGGGAACACAAGCGGTGCTTTACAATTATTGCAAGGCAATGGTGCTGCTTATTTATATACCGCTACAAATCAGCCACTCATCTTTAGCAATAACAATAGCGAGAAGATGCGCTTGGATGCCTCTGGTAACTTGGGACTTGGAGTAAGTCCAGCAAGTTGGTATTCAACAGGCTACTCTGCTTTACAAGTTAGAGGCTTATCGTTATATAGTGCTGCGGGAAATGATGGAAACCTTGTTTCTAATGCTTATTTAAGTACTGCTCCAGCTTGGACTTATTTAGCAACGGGGACTGCTACAAGATACGAACAAAGTTCGGGAAGTCACAAATGGTACAATGCCCCCTCTGGCACAGCAGGTAATGCCATATCCTTTACACAAGCAATGACCTTGGATGCTTCGGGTAGATTATTATTAAATACAACATCATCAACAAACAATAGTTATTATCTACAAGTCACACAAGGTATTTCTTCAAGCACTTCTATTTTAGCACAAGGCTCTTTAACTGGGTATAGTGGAGCAGGAATATTTATGTCCTATGAAAGCTATGGTGGTAGAATTGAATCTTATGATTATGCAACAAGTGCTTGGAAAAATATAGCTATTGCTCCTAATGGTGGCTCAATTGGCATTGGCACTTCTTCCCCAGCATATAAATTAGATGTAAATGGAGAAATAAATGCAGTTACAAGATATAGAGTAAATGCAGCAACTCAAAGTAATCAAATAATTGGGGATGGTACTGCATTTAGCATTGGTGGTGCTAACAATTTAGGAATTAGAAATGATGCAGGAAGTATAGTTTTTGCAAGTGGTGGAGCAACAGTACAACTACAATTAAACACCTCTGGTAATTTAGGACTTGGAGTAACCCCTTCTGCGTGGAGTACAGGAAAAGCTATTGAAGTTGGCGCATTAGGAAATTCAATTTGGGGAGCAGGTGGTGGAGATATAGCATTATTTTCAAATGCATATTATAATAGTAATTTTATTTATGCATCAAGTAATTATGCAACTGGGTATCGTCAACAAGATGGAGTTCACAAATGGTTAATATCTTCTTCAGGCACAGCAGGTAATGCCATATCCTTTACACAAGCTATGACCTTGGATGCTAGTGGTAATTTATCGCTTTCAAAAATTTCATTTAATAGTGATTCTCCATTTTATACTGGAGCAAATATAAATTCAGGGAATAATCAACTTGGTATTGGAGCAACTGGTGCAACAGTAGTAGGTTTTTTTACTAACTCAAGTGAGCGAATGAGAATAACAAGTGGTGGAGATGTAGGTATAGGTACAACTACTGCTAATAGTAAATTGCACGTTGCAGGCTCATTACGTTTGCCATTAGTAACAAAATCAGCTACTTATACTTTAGACGCTACGGATTATACAGTAGGCTTTGATTGTACAGGTGCAAATAGAACAGCAAATCTTCCCGATGCAACCACTTGTAGTGGAAGGATATATGTAATTTATCAGTTTGGTGGTGGGTCTACTTATGGGGTTACAATAGATGGTAATTCATCACAAACTATTAATGGTTCAGCCACTTATGTACTACAAGGATATTGTGATTATAGTTCAGTAATGATACAATCAGATGGCTCTAACTGGGTAGTAATTTCAGATGCTTTACAAACAGGATGTTTATAAACTAAAAACAAAATAAAATGACACAATTTTCTTGGACAATTTCACAACTTGACACCGCTCCGCAAAGCGAAGGGTTAATAGATGTTGTAAAAACAGTACACTATCGCTACAAAGGTATTGATGGCGATTATCAAGCAGAAACTTACGGAACGTATTCTTGTGGAGAACCTTCTCAAAGCGACTTTACGGCTTATCCCGATTTAACAGAGGCAGATGTTATCGGTTGGTTAGAGGCTGGTTTGGATGTTGATGCTATGCAAACAAACATCGAAACTCAAATCGAAAACTTGAAAAACCCACCCATAGTAAACCTACCTTTGCCTTGGAGTGAAAATAGCAATCAATAATCTATTTAAAATAAAACCTATATGAATTTAAAACTGCACGAAGTACTATCTCTCTATTACGAACTTAACGGAGTAACTAAACAAGGACAAGAAACAGAGGTTCTTACTCAAGGAATGCTCAAACAAAAGATGTCTCTTAAAACGAAGGTTTATCTTCAGCGACTAAACAAGATTGTAAGCGAAGAAGTAAAACTTTACGAAGAGGCTAAACAAGAACTTTGGAAAAAGTGGGGCGATGAAAAGGATGGAATGATAGAAATTCCTTCTGAAAAGGTCGCTGACTTTAACAAAGAACTTCAAGATTTGCTAACCGCAGAAAAGGAGATTAATGTTTCTGAACTATGGGGAGCGGATTTAAAGGTAGAGCATTTAGAAAGTATTGAAACTGATGAATTTTACCCTGCATTATTTACGCTCATAGATAACAAATGACCGATTTAGTTTTATTTCTCGTAGGACAAGCAATAGCCATTTTAATAGGCTTAATAAGTATTTATGTAAAAGTTTCTCTTAAACTCAAAGAGTTAGAGATTCGTGTATCGGTAGTAGAAAAGCAAGATGACCAAATAAGTCGGAAATTAGATACTATCGCGAACCAACTAAATGCTTTATCCATTCAATTACAAAATAAACAAGATAGAGAATGAGGTTCGGAATTTCTGAATACTTTAAGCCTACACCTAAACGAATAAGAATGTTTGGGGATTCTCTTGCTGCCGCTGGTACATTCGGAGCAAGTATTGTTATTTTGAATGGCGAACCCAAAGTAGGTACTATTATTATGGTTATTGCGGTTCTCGGAAAGTTTATATCAAACTTCTTTTCCGATGAAATATCTTCTAATTAGTATTTTTCTTTTAAGTTGTAATCCTGTTAAGCAGGTTTTACGAGACAAAGAAAAGTTAGATAAAGTCGCTGAATACGTGGTATCTAACGGATATTGCGCCAACGATACTATAATACAATCCAAAAGCGACACTTTAATAACTTACGATACTATTTACGAAAAGAATGATATTATTCGGAACATTCTCAAGACCGATACTTTAAGGCTTTCCTTTACTAAAACATTAGTAAAAACCATTAGGATAACAGATACTATCCAAAAGGTAGTTATTGATAATGCTCGTATAAGGCTATTAGAGGCGAAATTAGCCATCCAAACCGAAAAGGTAGAAGAATATAAGGCAAAGGCTAAAACTCGCTTAAATTGGCTCTTATTGCTTCTAATTGCAATCTGTGTTAGAATACTCTACAAACCTATAAAGAAATTTATTTTATGGCATTTCTCACCGATGCTCAAATAATTAAAGCCTTCGGGCAACCCGGCAACCCCGACAATTTCACGATAATTCAACTTCCGTACCCGATGCGGATAGCTTGGGATTTAAAATCTCAAGTACATAAAATGCAATGCCACGAACTTGCAGAGCATCGTTTTCTATCGGTCTTTAATGACTTACTAACACATTACGGACTTGCTGAACTTCAAAGATTAGGCATAGATATTTTTGGGGGTTGTGTGAACGTAAGAACAATGCGAGGTTCTAAAACAAAATGGAGCCGACATTCTTGGGGCATAGCCATAGACCTTGACCCGGCAAGAAACGGATTAAAAGCAAATTGGGTAAGTAGTCAATTTTCAAAACCAGAATACGAACCAATGCTTGGAATCTTTGAGAAATACGGATTTGAGAACTATGGCAAGATTAAAAATTACGATAGTATGCACTTCGAGTTGATAAAATAACGCCACCAATCTACCTACCTATATGCGAAAACGATTATACTTCGACATCGAAGTTTCTCCCAATATTGGAATGTTTTGGGAAGCCGGTTACAAGCTGAACATAGGAACAGAAAACATAGTCAAAGAACGAGCAATCATTTGCATCTGTTACAAGTGGGAAGGCGAAAAGAAAGTTCACTTTTTAAGATGGGATAAAAACCAATGCGATAAAACTTTACTAAAAGAGTTTATCAAGGTCGCTAATGACGCTCACGAACTTGTAGGGCATAACTCAGATATGTTCGACCTACCTTGGATTCGCACAAGGTGTCTTTTCCACAATATTGATATGTTCCCAACTTACACAACTATTGATACCTACAAGATATCAAAGAATAAGTTTAAGTTTAACTCCAATAAACTTGATTACATAGCCAAGTTTTTAGGGGTAGGGGCAAAGAT